TGATAATGAAATTACAGTTTCAAGACCTGCAGAAGGTGATGTGATATATTTACCTTTAAGTAAATCTTTCTTTCAGATATCGCATGTTGAGCACGAACAACCTTTTTATCAATTAAGCAATCTTCCGGTATATAAATTAAGATGTCAGTTATTTGAATACACTGGCGAGCAAATGGATACAGGTGTAGATGTTCTAGATAATTTAGAAGGTGCATACGCGTACAAATATATTTTATCATTAAACAATTTAAGTGCTGCTTCATTTAAAGTAGGTGAAACTATCACATCTCCAAGTGGTGACACGACAATGAGAGGTGAGGTTGTTAAATTTTCTGACTCAGATAATAAGCTTCATGTAATTCATGCAGGTGCAGATGATGGTAAATACCATACGTTTGTAGACAGCGCAACTGTAACAGGACTAACTACTAATGCTACAGGCGTTATAACTCTTGTAGTTGAAGATAATCAATTATCTCAGAATGAACAAAATACAGATTTTTCAACAGGTGCAGACTTTATTGATTTTAGCGAGTCTAATCCATTCGGCGATGTGAGTAATAACTAATGTTCGGTACACATTTCTATCATTCAAAAACTAAAAAAGCGGTAGCGCTGTTCGGCAGGCTTTTTAACAACATTTATATTATTCGTAAAAATTCTTCAGGCGCCGTTATTAGTCAATTAAAGGTACCTTTATCATATGCACCAAAAGCAAAATATCTCGAAAGAATAAGAGAGAATCCTAATTTAAATGAAGATACACAAGTTGCAATTAAGTTGCCTAGAATGTCATTTGAAATTACTTCAATAGCTTATGATGCTCAAAGACAATTGGCAAAAGTTGGTAACTTTACAACAATATCTTCAGATGGTGATGTTACAAAGAGACAAAAGTTTTTTAATCCTGTTCCATATTCAATAAACTTTCAACTTAATGCATATGCTAAATCACAGGACGATGCGTTGCAAATAGTTGAGCAGATATTACCAACTTTTAATCCTCAGTACGCTCTTACAATAAAGCCATTTCAAACTGAGTATCCGAATTTCAAAGAAGATATACAAGTAATAATTAATGGTGTAAGTTTTTCTGATGATTTCGAAGGAGCAATGGAGCAGAGAAGAACAATAATTTACAGTTTGGACTTTGAGATGAAGCTAAGTTATCACGGTCCAATCACAGACAATAGTATCATACGTGATGCTAGAACAAAGATATTTGACATCAATGCTGGTTTAAATGATTCAGATATAGGATTAGAAACTATAGTAGTTACTCCTAATCCATCTGACGTTATCGGTCTCGATGACAGTACCTTTGGATTTTCAACAACAATTTTGGATAGTGCGAGTTAACAATGTATGAATATAGAGTAAAGATCGTTAAGATAGTCGATGGTGATACCGTTGATGTTGATATTGATTTAGGTTTTGGTGTATGGATGCACAAAGAACGCATAAGATTATTTGGTATAGACACGCCCGAATCAAGAACTCGAGATTTAGAAGAAAAGAAATATGGATTAGCTGCTAAAAAATTTCTGACAGGCATGTTAGATGATGAAGGTGGTATTATACTTAAGACACATAAAGATAAAACTGGTAAGTTTGGAAGAATACTAGGTGAATTGTGGAGAACAACGAACTATGCTGATCAGTCTATAAATAATTATATGATTGACAAACACCATGCAGTAATGTACCTAGGACAATCTAAAGATGATATTCAAGAACAGCATATTAAAAATCGTGAGTTTGTGAACTTAGATGAGTGATAAAAAAGATATGGAAAAGTTTTTTCCGCCTGAAGAAAAAAATATCGATAATGATTACAAGTATTCTCGTGATACTTATTATGAATTAGTTGAAAAAGGAAAACAGAGTTTAGAACTCATGATGGAGGTTGCGCGTGAAAGTGAGCATCCTCGAGCTTTTGAAGTCTTATCAGGAATGATAAAAAATATTTCTGATGTAAATGATAGACTTATGGACCTGAATAAGAAAAAGAAAGATATTGACAAGAAAGATGAGATTAAGAAAGTTGAAAACACTACAAATAATCTTTTTGTTGGTTCCACAACTGAGCTTCAAAAGCTACTAAAGAATGAATCGGAAATGGTCAATGTCACGCCAAAACCAGAATGAAAATTATCTAGGCAATCCTAATATCAAAAAAGACGGTATTACTTCTAACTTCACACAAGAAGAAGTATTAGAATATGCCAAGTGCATGAAAGATCCTGTCTATTTTGTAGAAAAGTATGTAAAGATTATCTCACTCGATAAAGGATTAGTTCCTTTCGAATTATATCCTTATCAAAAAAGAATGTTTAAACAGTTCGAAGATAATCGATTTAATATCGTTCTTGCTTGTCGACAATCTGGTAAATCAATATCTGCGTGTGGTTATCTACTTTGGTTTGCGTTATTTCAGTCAGAAAAATCTATTGCTGTTCTAGCTAACAAAGGTGCGACTGCAAGAGAGATGTTAGCAAGAATTACGATTATGCTTGAAAACATTCCTTTCTTTCTTCAACCTGGCTGTAAAGCTCTTAATAAATCTAATATCGATTTTAGCAATAATAGTAGAATTATAGCTGCAGCGACTACGGGATCATCGATTCGTGGTCTTTCTATTAACTTATTATATTTAGATGAGTTTGCTTTCGTTGAAAGAGCGGCAGAATTCTATACTTCAACATATCCTGTTGTATCATCTGGTGGAGATACTAAGATTATAGTAACATCAACAGCGAATGGCATTGGTAATACCTTTCATAAGATATGGGAGGGATCAATTCAAGGAGTTAATGAATATAAAAACTTTAGAGTTGATTGGCATGATGTTCCCGGTCGAGATGAGAAATGGAAAGAAGAAACAATAAACAATACATCACAGGTGCAATTTGATCAAGAATTCGGTAATACTTTTTTCGGCACTGGTAATACTTTAATAAATGCGCAAACGCTTTTAGATTTAAGAGCTAAACCGCCGATAAAATATTTAGAAGGTGGAGATTGTTTAATTTATAAAGAACCAGTTAAAGATCACGAATATATTTTAGTTGCTGATGTTTCAAAGGGAAGAGGACAGGACTATTCATCTTTTTCTTTAGTCGATATTAACGTTCGTCCTTTTGAGCAGGTTGTTGTGTATCGCAATAATACTATCTCTCCATTACTCTTCCCTAATATTATATATAAGTACGCAAATGTCTACAACAAAGCTTATTGTATAGTTGAATCTAATGATCAAGGTTCTGTCGTATGTAATGGATTATATTATGATTTAGAATATGAAAACGTACATGTTGAATCTGCAGTTAAAGCGAATGCTGTAGGTGTTGATATTAATAGAAAATCTAAGCGACTTGGTTGTAGCGCTTTAAAAGATTTATTAGAAAACAATAAACTTCATGTGGTTGATGAGCAGACAATATTAGAAATATCAACATTTGAAGCTAAAGGACAAACATATCAGGCTGCTGTAGGAAATCATGATGATTTAGTTATGAACTTAGTTTTATTTGGTTACTTTGTATCTTCATCATACTTTTCAAACCTAACTGACATTAATATTAAAGATATGATCTTTAAACAAAAACTTAAAGAAATTGAAGAAGACATTGTGCCTTTTGGTTTTATAGATGATGGTCATGAACAAGTGAAAAGGATAGAAGCCTCTGAAGAGCATCCATGGGCTATAGAATATGATAGAAATCTGTAATATTATAAATAATGGTAACAAGTGAATATTCGTATAATGTTAATCGCATAATAAAAGGAAAATAAGATGGCACTCTCTACACCCTCCGAATCACCCGCGGTTGTTGTCAAAGAAATAGACCTGACTGGTGGCGTGCCTAATGTCCAGTCAACTACAGGCGCAATCGTAATAAATTCAAGGTGGGGACCTGTTGAGCAAAGAGTTAAACTAAGTTCAGAAGCTGAACTAGTAGACGTATTTGGTTCACCAGATTCTGCCACCACCAATTCATTTCATCAGGCAAATTTTTTCTTAAAGTATTCCAACTCGCTTCAGACTGTTCGAGTAATAGATGGTACTGCTAAAAACGCAGTATCAACAACTGGTCAAACAGCTGCAGCTACACTTGCTGGATTACCTACAGAAGTTGTTAAGAATGAAACTAGTTTTAATTCTCAATTATCTGCTTTAGATTCAGATTTACATACATTTGTAGCAAAATATCCTGGAGCTCTTGGAAACAGCTTACAAGTTTCTTTATGCCCACACTCTGCTAATGATTCAGCATTTACTCAGTGGGCGTATAAAGGCGAATTTGATGCTGCACCAGGAACATCTGATTTTGCAACTAAAAATAATGCTTCTAATGACGAAGTACACGTAGCAATTATAGACAAGGCAGGAGCATTTACAGGCACACAAGGCACGGTGCTTGAAAGATACGCGTTCTTATCTCTTGGTTCTAATGCTAAAGATACTTCTGGTTCGAACATATTTGTTAAAGATGTGTTGAATGAACAATCAAAATATGTTTGGTTAATCGATTTTGACTCAGACTTAGCAGGAGCAGGAGCAGGCACATCAATAGACAGCGGAGACGATTTTACTAAGACAACTGGTACAACAAACGCTGATATTGATTACAATTTTAGTCAAGGCGTTAATGTTGATGCATTAACCAGTAGTAATATGTTAACAGGCTATGATCTTTTTGAAGACAAAGATCAAGTTGAAATTGATTTCTTAATAGCACCAAGAGCAACATCAAGAACAGGTAATACTACCATTGTCAATGATCTTGTTACTACAGCTTCATCATTAAGGAAAGACTGTGTAGTTGTTGCATCACCTGCTCAGTCAGATATCGTTAACGTAACATCAGCTTCTGACATTGTAACAAACGTAGTTGAAACTGCTGATACATTTACTAAGTCTTCATATTTAATAATGGATGGAAACTTTCTTAAGGTTTATGATAAATTTAATGATCAATTTATCGAAATACCTGCAGCCTCATCCACTGCTGGAATTATGGCAGCCAC